ATGTAACTCCAGTGATTTTCCTGGCTGGCCAGCCGGTCGAAGTAGCGTTCGATCGGCATGATTCCTTCTGAGCCAAACAGTCCCTCCACCTGCAGCCAGAGGGAGGCAAAGGCGATGAGATAGACCATGGCGATACCGCTTAGGAACAAGCGTGAGCCAATGGTGAAATTATCCCGGGGTAAATTCTTCATAGTTAGTGAATCACAATCATCCTGATTGTACTATCTGATATTCTATTTCCTCATTTTTTCTCACTTGGTCAGACCTGTCCCAAGTTCAACAACGAATCTCCAACCTGGCGACGACGCAACAATCGAGTCGAGGTCATTGTCCTGCCGGATGAAGAGGAACCCCCGAACTCGGCCTAAACTGTGGGGAATGCGTTGGCGAGGTCTTCCATGTCCCGTTGGGTGAGCGAAGTTCCTGCGGCCGCAGCACTGGATCGGGCGCTCTCAATGCGGCTCGCGCCGGGGATGGGGAGCATCTTGGGCGATAAGGCTAAAAGCCAGGCTATGCAAACCTGGTAGGGGCTTATTCCATGGCGAGCGCCTACAGCACACAATACAGAATCCTCCGGAGTGCGTATATGTCCCTTGTGACCGCCCACAGGGCTGTGGGGTAAAAACGCAATATTTTCCCGAGTACAAAATGCAACCACACCGCTGTTGAACGAATCACGATCAAAGGGATTGCAACGGTTCTGAACGCTCACCACATTCACAATTTCCCTGGCCGCCTGAATCTCCGCCACCCCCACATTGGAAAGCCCCACGTGCTGAATTTTCCCCTCCTCCTGCAACCGTGCCAGAGCGCCCACACTTTCGGTAAAGTGGACCTTCGGGTCGGTAGCGTGCAACTGATACCAGGTGATGCAATCCGTCTCCAGAGACCGAAGACTTGCCGCACAGGCGCTGTGCAGATGGTCGGGATGTCCGTTGACGGTCCAATTACCGCCAGGGCGCTCAAGCCCTCCTTTGGTGGCAATCACGATATCTTTTCCAGAATCTCCCATGGCTTTGAGCGCTGTAGTGACCAAACGCTCGCCATGCCCAATATCCCGATGGTCCGCACAATAGACATCCGCGGTGTCTATCCACGTCATCCCAGCGTCGACGGCCGCGTGGACCACGGAGATAGCCTGGGCTTCATCCGGGCGAGTGCTCAGGGAAAGAGGCATCTCTCCTAGGCCCACACAGCTGAGTTCAATCCCAGTGTTGGCAAGTGCTCGTATTTTCATTGACCATCTCCAAATTCATGTTCAGGTTGTGCTCCCGTTTTCCCGATGAGTATTTGATAGCGCTTGACGATTTCTGTAAGATTCCAAGGTTAACCATCCTTCCATTCCCATTGATACTTGTTTCCATAATGAAAAGTTTAGGTCCCTTGACCATTTAGTAATCCATCCATGTATTCCCCTACATATCCAGTCCCATTAGGAAGAGTAACATTCACTTGTTCTTTTATCTCAAGTGAAATGGACAGGAAAAAAGAAACGAAGAACATGAGGATGATTATGATTAAATTGACTCACAGGGCTTCCTATTAGGTTAGTTTAGGAGAACCCAATATATAACATCAATCGGTTTGTTTTACAAGGAAGTGGGAAGATTGTGGAGGGTGTCTGACTGTGAAGAATTAGTGGGAGTTACTCACAGGTGATGATGGGGATGCCACTGTCAAGAGTATTAGTGTTTGAAGTGGTTATTATTTGTCACTGTCCGATCTGTAATTAAACCAGACTGATTTCAACACTCCCAGAGTTGGTGTTATTGTCAAGTTCTCATCTGGATGAGTCTCCATTTGCTCGAGTGTGTCAATTCTAAAACCGTGTTAATCAATTTCGATGATACCATATAATTCTCTTTCACAACCAAAATCATTCCACGTTGATTTATTTTGAGAACCTCTAATTGTACCACAATCTTCACCGCTAGCATCATTTGGTTCCCCAGATGCCCATTTAGATGTTCCATCCGGCCATTTTGCTCCAGAGGAGATATTGTCTGAAACATTGTCGTCGCCTGAAGTAGTGCCGTTGTACCAGTACCAAGAGTCTTCAGTTACGTTATCTTTGGATCCAATCCAAAGATCACGTGCGGTGCCTCCATAATGTCCAAATTTATCATACAACCATGTATTCTCTGCTTTAGTGTTCAAAGTTGCTAAATAACCTCCCACTGCAGCAGCTGCAGTTGCTGCAGCATCCCAACTCAAGGTGTCACTTGTCAAAGCATAGGTGTGTCCTTCGTTAGTTTCAGAACCTTGTATGTTTGCTGAAAGCAGGGCACTTGCAACAGAAGAGAGAGTACCTGTACCAGATGAATTTACTGCAGCAACCTTGTAATAATAAGTTGACCCGTTATCCATATTGCTGTGGGTGTAGTTATCGTGGGTGGTGTTATCGGAGTTTATGTTGATGGAAGTAATTGCGGTATCACTGCTGTCAATTCCAGAAACATTGTCCCAATACAAAGTATAGCTTGTTGAACCACTAACGGTGTTCCATGTAAGCGTTATAGTGTTATTTGCTCCACTTGCAGATAAATTATCTGGTGCAGGAAGAGGAGTAGCGGCATTGACTTCACTTGAAAGAGAGCCAGTAGTATTATCGGTGGCTACAGCGGCAACCTTGTAATAATATATCGATCCATTGTCCAGGCTGCTATGGGTGTAGTTGTCAGTGCTAACGCTGGTTATGGCAGTGCTGGAAGAACTAATGCCAGTAGCATTGTCCCAGTATACAGTGTAGCTGCCTGCACTTGTGACTGCGCTCCAATCTAGCGAGACTTGGCCTGCCGTACCCGTTGCTGTTAATCCAGACGGAGCCGAGAGGGTTGTGGTGGTTGTAGTTGTAGTTGTATCAGTTGATTCATCTTTTTTAGCACAAGAGATGATAGTAAAACTGAAAATCAAAATTAATATAATGTATATATTTTTCATTTTTATCTACTATTCTAATTTACATTCTTAATATCCAATCAAACTTTGAATAGTTAATCCAGAGTTACTGAATTTGCACAAGAGATTGTCGGTTCAATCCCTAATATTTACGAACTGTAGACCTATTTCTACCATATGTCAACACTTTTCTCTCTGATTTAGAGGGGTGATGTTACTTGGAGGGTGTCTGACTGTGAAGAATTAGTGGGTGGATTCACAGGAGATGATGGGGTTGGTCATTCGGTCAAAAGACCCTCAAAGCATGTCCAAAATTGTCCCATCCAAGAAGTCGAATGATATTGTACCTAAATTTAAACTTGTTTCAGCAGAAATGCGACTAACTACTTTATGTATCAATGGGTGGGGCCTGTGTGTTCCCCCACCCCCCTTCACACCACAATTTCAGGCATTTACTGCATCTCAACCAAAGTAAGAGCATACAACGAGATGCCAGTTAACCCTGGTGCAAAAGGTAACATCACTGAGCTCGGGATCCCAAAGCCATTGGTGATACGGTCATCTGATGCAGCAAAGATAATATTCCGGACATTCCAGAAAGAAACACTGAGACTCTCTGACCTGGGTGCAGAGACTTCTGCAATGTGGTGCAGAGCAGCAGAGACTGCAAAGAAAATAGCACTCATCCTGGCAGGGTCCAGGTTCACAGATATTACTGCTGATGATGCAAACTATGGATGCGAACTTACAAGCACTTTGGTGAAAAATGCGTGCGTCTCAATTCGGGAGAATCTCAGTGATAATGAGTATGAACGGGAAAGCAAAAGAGTTGAGGCCATAATTAGGGATTGTGGACCGAAGGGAATAACGATGAAAGATCTCGTCCAAAGGACACGGTTTCTCAAGTCAAGAATCCATAGAAAAGCATTGCTCGATGATCTGTATGAAAGTGAACTAATAAATAGAGAGTCGAGAGTGATAGGTGGTAGCCATAAACCGTCAATAGTCTGGTTTTGTGAATAGGTGTTACACTTATTCATTTGTAAAACACCTAATGAAAGTAGCAGTACCAAGGTCTAGTTAATAATAAATGTAATATATATATATATATGTTGTACATATAAATAACACGCGTAAGGGGGGTATATATAGGGGTCCCCCTTACACTTATACATCTAATTGCTCCTCAGACTATGGTATTACTGGGCTAAGGACACTTTTTTACGTTTACACCTATTACACCTACTACACCTATTGAATTTGAAGGGATAGAATGCCAAGGAAGAATCCGGTCATTAAAAGTAAGAAAGGTCTGAGGAAAATAAGAGTCGATGCTGAGATGGAAACTCCAGAGTTCTGGGATAAGATATTCGATACGATTTCTTCTGGCGTTGCTTTATTTGAATACTGCCAGGTTGAGGATATTCCATACAATGTCGTGCAAGGAAGGATGCGAAGGTCGGCTGAGCTCACGGCCCGGCTCGGTCG